GCCCTTGTTTGAATTCGTCAGCGATGGAGCAGAGCATGGAGGCAGCCGCTATTATGTCGCCAAGTTGGAGACGGGCCGCCGGATGGTTGTCATTTGTCGCAATGGGCTGATCCTGGACGACCTGAGCGGCAGCACTATGGAAACGAGCATAGGTCAAGACCCCGGGACAGCGGGGCATGTTCGTGCTCTTTGCATTGACCTGCGACACACAAAAGTGACTATCTACAGGAAAAGCGACCGCCAACCCCGCATGACCCTTTATCAGATAATGACCGCTGCCCCTGAATTGACCGACCCATGAAACCGGGCCGGCGCTTGCCGCCGACCCAAAGGAAGAACCGAATGACTGACAAAACGCCCAACCCCATGCCCACCACCGAACGGCTTGCCGTTGCTCTTGAAGCCCTTGACGACAATCGCCTAGTCGGGATGATACACCGCGCCAGGCACGGCTACTATGACGACTACAAAAGCACGCTGGTGCAGCCCCTTGTTACACTCGTCAAGGAACTACACAGCTTTGGTCTGCCTGGCATGGTGCAGCGTGTCATTGATGGGGAGTTTGACAGCACAAAAAAAGAAGCAGAAGCCTGGGCGAATAGCCCAGAGGGACAAAGAATCTTTGCCGAGCTTTCTGAAGCCGCGCGATTTCGGCCCCAAAGCCGGCAGAATTAACCGACCCATGAAACCGGGCCGGCGCTTGCCGCCGATCCAAAGGAGACCGCTATGTTAGACGATATAAGAATATCTGAAATACTCACGTCCCACCCTGCCGTCGAACGGGTAACGTTGCGCAAGGAAGAACAGACGTCCACTATCCAAACCAACTCCAGCGCCAACCTTGAGCCTTTGCTGGCGCAACTTGGCCTGGTGGTGGTGAAAACCAAGCGTCGCCGAAAGGACCAAACCGGCAACCGCAACAAGCTCTGGCCCTACTGGTATCAAGTCCGAAAGGCCCCCCCAGGGAGCCACGTTCTGGACCATGACACTATCGTGGCCCTCGTTTGCGCCAAAGTCCTCACGCTGACGCAAAACGGCATGCCGGCGTCCATAATGAACGCCAGTGACGCCAACGTGGACGTGTTGTCCGCTTGGAGCATACGTTACACTCTGCGCAGGATAGGGAAGGGCCTATACCTCATGCGTTCTCTTGTTCCATCCCCAAACCTACACGTCTACCGGGGCGAGGATGTTACCCCCATGAAAATGACCGTTCTAGATGCAATAGACCCGACCGCCGCCGAAATAGCCCCAGAGATTGCTTGCACGCAAGCAGGACCTGGAAGGGAGACGACCCACCATGAAGCCTAACATCGCCGAGCTTGCCAACATCTATGTCAACGCCAGATACACACTAGCCCAGGAGGACGCCGACGAGGACGCCGTCAGAATAGGCAAGCTGTTCGGAGCCAAACGCGACTGCCGAACGCTTGAAGCCGTTTTCCCCCAATTGACGGACTTGTCTTTTTCGCGCAATAAGCAAACTCGCCAATGGGACGTCAGATATGGCGAATCCACTGACTATTCCAACGAGTGGAGCTATCGCTACCCCGCCGACGCCGTGGCCCATGCCAAAAGGCTTGTCCGCGACATATTCAAAGAAGGAGACCCCCATGCTGCCTGATATTGACGCGCTATCCCTTGAGTACACCCAGGCGCTTTTCGTCGTCGCAAAAGCCGCGCGGGATGGAAAAGGTTACGACCATGACCTCGTAGATATCCCGCATGCGATAATAAGCGTCATCCGTTCAATTTTCCCCAACGTGGGCGACGTCACCTTGTTCTGGAACAAGAAAATAAACCAATGGGACGTGGCCCACCGTGACCAGGAGACCAGCCACACGTCAGCCGACGCAGCCGTGGCCCGCGCCACAACGATTATCCGCGACCTGTTTGAAGACCTGCGACTTGCCGCCGGCAGCAGGGGAGAAAACCCGCCTGGGGCCGGAGAAGGCAATCCCCCCACCCCAGACGACTTGCCGCCAGGAGTCGCGGCGCGTTATCGTCTTGACCATCATCTGTTCCTACCCCGGCGCGTGACTTGTCCGCACTGTGGGGAGGCCTACCTGGAGAAATAAAATGCACCCCTTGAAAATAGACCCGAAAGCTCTGCCCGTCGAACTGACCGAGACCGAGTTGGACGCCCTTGTCCGTATGTTAAATCTCAAAGGGCACAACGTCAAAGTCGCCAACATCCCCGGAAACGCGACCTGGGGAGCCAAGCTAGACGAGAGGCACCCCCAATTGGAAAAAGACCTGTGGTATTCTCTCGATTACCTGTTATGGGTGAGGGCCGCCGCTCTTCTCGTAACCAGTGGTTACACGCGCGCCGACGATGGCCCCGTCCCCGTTTTCAGCAAGGGCAAAACCCACATCAGGTTAGTCCGCAAATTGGGCAGCCTGGTATGGATTAGACGACGCGCCACCACTAGCATTTAAGCGCCAACAGGAGGAATAAAAGTGAAGAACCGCAAAGTGAAGAAAAAGCGCCAAGTCCGCACACGCGCTCCCGGAGGGGGCAGAAAGCGCCTGGCCGGACAGGAAGGCCCCAGGGCCGTGCGCTGCACAATAACCCTAACACCACAACAGGCCCAGGAGATAGAGAACCTGGACCCTACATGCAAGCAAAACCTATCATCGGGCGTCCGTTTTCTTTACAAAGCCTACCTGACCGAAACCGGCCAAGGATAGCCGCGACCGAAAAGGGCCTTCGCATAGTTATAGTGGAGGAGGGTTTCCCTCGCCCCCCTCCAAAACGTCCCCGTCCCTGGGGGGGGTAGGTTGCTCTAGCTTGGCCGTCACAACTGACCAACCGACTAGACCTCTTTTCCCCGCTTGAAGTTTGATGATGGTCACAATATGAATTCCTGCACCCAATTGGAGAACACGGTTCAGCAGGGGAACCCACTCTGCCGGCGTCACTTGTGGTTTTACATCGTTACCCATACGTCATCCCTCAAAGCCTCCAACTCGCAGCGACACCAACCGTCGCACTGTGTACCATGCCCCGGAGCGATCCCTCCTGTTACCATCATCATGGCGTCCCAGGACGAATAGACGCGCCCCGGAGGTGGAGCGCCGTAAATTGGGCAATCTATGCAATGGTGAGCGAAAATGTTCAAAGTCCACCTGATAGCCTCAAAGGGGTTATCGGCCCCCTCGTGAGCGCCGATCCAGGCGGCATGCCAAACGTGCCCGCTATACTTGTCTCCCCGCGAAAAGCCCTGGGTGGCATCTCTCACCGCTGTGCTAATTTCGAGGGCAACCTCGTCGGTTCGCCCTTGCTTGAGCAGGAGCAAGATGGCCGCGATCCTGCCCTCCAGCTTGCCCGCGATATCGCCAAAGAGCGTGGGCTTGCTCGCCGGGTTGACACGGGCCAGTTCCCCATTCGGACTGTAGCCAAGCCAACTGTCGGCCAGGGCTATCTCGCCGTTCAGCACCTGTTGGACAGCGGGAGGGCCTGACGGAGCGCCGAAGCCCAACCAGAACGCCGCCCCAATATCGAGCACTGACCGCCCTCGAAACATCAGCAAACCGACCATGACCCAATCATCGAGAGTCGCTTGCATTTCCGAGTGGGAGGAGTCCGCATCGAGGGCCGAAATGTCGCCGGCCATATCCGCCGTCCAGCGTTCAAGATTCTCGCGCTGGGCCGCCGCGTTGTTATCGGCCAACGCCTGATAGGCCCCAAGCCGGTCTGCCGGCGCAGGCTTGGCCGCAAAAGTCGCAACCCCCGCGCGCCGCATTTGGCCCTCGTCGTCGTCATCCTCCTGGGCCTGCTCGCCGCCGTTGTCGTCCTCGCCATCATCAGAATCATCCTTGGCGCCATTTTCCGTAGACCGACCCGCGTCAGCCACAGAAAGTGGCATTCCTGGTATCACCTGCCGGAGAAAGTCCTCCGTCCTCGTGTCCATCGTCAGGCCCTTGACCGACCCCAACGCCCGGAGGAAAACCGCCAACCCCTTCAGGTCAATGATGCGAGGGCTGGAGTATTTCAGCATTGGGAGACCTGTCATGGCCGGGTCAACGTACCAATCAAACAAGTAGGGCACAAGCCGACGATTGAACACTCCCGCGATAATTTCCAAGAACGCCTCGATAGCCCTCATGAAGAAATCCTGAAGAGTGCCAGCAAGAGCCTGCGTCCCTACCGCCGTGAGACCCAACAGCAGCCACTGCACCAAGACACTCAAGGCCATTTCAGCGTCCTTCCGAGTTATGGCCTCGCCCAACCCCGTACTGACCGTTGACCCTTGCGGGCCACCGAACGTTAGTCCCCAATTATCAGGAATGACTGCTCCCATCATTCTATCCTGATAAAGTGCCCGAACTAGCTTGAGGGCTTTGGCCTCGTCAGACGCATCTCCCTTTTGTAGAACGGTGGAGGCCCCCGGGGGCAACGTGACGATAGGGAAGCCAGCGTGCTGGCGGAAAAAGCCGGTCCCCTCCACTTGCTCAAGCCTCATTCGGTATTTTCGTGGCCTCACCGCCGCGCGATATATCGAAAGGCCCTCCGGGTCATTATTGGCCCGGTCTGTTCTGAAATGTAGCGACCGACTTTCCGGGATTAGCGCGTTATCACCCAGGCCCGTAAATTGCCACATGCCGAAAAGCCGCCCCACGTCGTCATAGTTCCACTCCATCAGCGTCGTCTGTGGCCGCGCTGCAACGTCAGCAAAACCAACGACGCCGTCGCGCCGTTCCATCACCATCTCATGCCACGACCAGCCGTGGGCGAACATGGTGCAAATATCCGCCACCAGGTCTGGAAACGACAGGGCCGGAATTGAGTTGACCGATTGCCACAGGTGATCAGCCGCCTTTTTATCAGCCTCGCCTTCCGAAGCCGGTTCTGCGCGCCAGCCTACCCCACGAATAGGGGCAGTCAACGCAGCGTACATGGCCGAACAAGTGTGGTCAGTTCTGCGCATTTCATTGTAGGTTCGCGCGCCTTGTGGACCTCGTAGACTGGCGTCCGTCTCGATATACGCGACGACGGGCCCCCACGCCGAATAGCCCGTGGCCCCTATAGTTTGAAAAGGCGACGTGTTCTCAGCCGTTTTTTGCGATTGCTCGTCTAGTGCCATAATGTGCCCCCTTGTCTACTCCCAGGTAGACGCCTCTAACATAAGCAAATCCGGTTCGGACGGCGGAGCCGGCGCAGGGTTGAGAGCGATCCCCGCCAGCGCCAAAACGTAAGCGTCCGCCAAGTCATCCAGTTCACCTTCAGGAGCCTTGAGAGTCGAACCGTCAACGCTCCCCAATTGAGTGAAAACGTCAAAACTGTGGACGATGCTTTCCTCACAGCGGAAAGCGTCAGCCCCATAGTCAAACAACAAAGTCCGTCCCCGTGCCGACGACAGCCAGCCCGGTTTGTTGTCGTGGCCCAGGAGCAGCAAAAGGCGCGAGTGAGTGTCGAACCACAGCAGCACCGCATGGCCATGGTTATTTCTCTCGACCATGACCGCCGCCTCATTGTACCATAGCCCAACCTGGTCAGCGTAATCAGAAATCACCGCCGGTTGGACCCTCCCCCTAAACTTGGCGACTTCCTCACCCGTATTTCGATCCAAAACCACGAACGCCGAGTCGTTGCTCGTAGGATTACCCTCAGCCGGGTCTAGCCCGACGACGAATGAATCCCCAGGGGAGGGGAGACGATAGACCACCAGGCCAGGAACACTTGGGGCGTTTTCAGACAAGTCGGTCAAGGGCTTGCGTTCATCGTAACACTGCAAGAGCCAATCCGCCGGCAGCCGCTTGTCCAGCTTGCGCGCCGAAAGTGCCTCCACGTCAGTGCTAGGGTATTGTTCCAATAAATCGTCGTCGGAGCCAGTCCGCCCTAAAATGTCGGCCTTTTGGGCAGCATACCAAACCGCATCCCGCCCAGGATGCACCGACCACGGCAAGAACACATGCGCCCAATCAGTCAGGCCCGCTTTGGCCGCCCGATAGATATTTTTGAACTCGGAGCCGGGTCGGGTCTTGTCCGAACGCGAGATAAGCCAGAGCCGCCCGCCCGCATCGATGGTCGGTTTGATGCTACGCATGAGCCGGTTTAGATTGATTATCAAGTCGGCCTCGTCAACCATGACGATTGACGCCGTGTAGCTATCGCCCGCCGTCGTGGGGAAAGCCCTGGTGACACTCTCATTGGACAACATCCACCTATGATCCGCGTCAGCCAGGAAAGTGCGACCCTCTTTCATCCAATCGGGCAACCGTTTGTACATCCCTCGCATGCGTTCTGTTCCCAGGAGGTAGACCGCCTCGTCATCCCTGCGCGAGAAAATCAGCACCGAGACTATTGGAGCAAAAAGCATAAACCACAGGATGACGGCCAGCCCCAACCAGGTCAGGCCCAACTGCCTAGCTTTTAGGACCACCACCAACAAATTGTTAAAGAGCGTGTTGACCACATCCTCTTGTTCAGGCCATAAGTCAAACGCCACCCACCTTTTGGCTACCGCGTCGTAAATCTTGCAGTACTCACGGATGAAGTAAATGGGTGATTCTAAGCATTTCGCAAACTCATCAATTCGTTCCTGTTTCGTCGTCACTTTCATCAAAGTCGCCCCGTGCCCGCCGCAACGCCTCAATGACCATGTCCGCCGGCAAGCCGTCGTCATCATCGCCCACGAGGGCATGGCGTGTCACCGGGTCAGAAACGTCAGCCGCCAGCCGTTGCAATTTGCTGGCCGTGTCAAATGACCGGATAAGGGCCTGGGTGTCAATCGCCATCGTAATGACTTCCCGGTCCCGTGTCAGTTGGACGACGTAGGTCTCGCCGTCCTTCCCTTCAATAGTCTTTGTCCTGCCCTTTATCAACTTTCGGTTTGTTTTGATGAATTGTGGCCCCTGCTTTAGAACAGTCCGCGCGAAATCGCGCAGGGCCGCGCCATCGGCATAGTCGGCCCGCGCAACCTCCACCGCCCACTGCTCTTTTGCCGCTTGGGTGATCAGGGCCATATAATGGTCATAGTCGGCAGCCCGTTCATACCAGGTCATGACCCCTGGCATTTTCGGGCCTGGACCCTTTGCACCAGCCGCCCAGTATCGCCATCGACGGGGCGCTTGCTTTTGGTCTATAACTGGCTGGCCCTCGTCTTTCCGCCAATGCCGGTAGGCCCTAGAAATAGACCTGGGCCTGGTCTGGGGGAGATAGTACAAGCGGAAACGACCGTGGGCCGTGTAAGTATCCCAGGGTTGGCGATCCCACGTTTGGGTCTCGTTTTGCTTGTATTCTGCCAGCACTTCAGCCGCTGTTCTTTTCAAGTGTTCACCATGTCTATAACGTCGAAGATTTGCTGGACCTCAACTATTGGCCCCATGCTCCGAACATGAGTAGGGAGCAAGGCATGCAGTTGTTTACGATTCGCCGGTTCCATTGGGTATTCTACACAGTCGCCCTGAAGCACATCTAGGCGCAAGCGCATGGCGCATCTAACCAAAGAACCCTCGTACAAAACCGTGATCAGGAAGGAAATAAATTCGCCCATTAGACTTTTCCCTTTTAATTGCAACTTTTCATCAGACGCCCACCTGGTTAGGTTCCAGGCCCAGGTCTACCAGCCGCTGGAGCGAGACCGCCACCCACTTGGGAGAAATCTCCATAGCGTAACACTCCCGACCGGTTTCCTCAGACGCAGCCAGGTCAGTGCCAGAGCCGGCGAAAGGAGACAAGACGCGCCCCCCCACCGGCGCAGAGCTTTTTATGGCCCGCTTTACCAAGTCCAGAGGCTTGGGGCTTGGATGGTCATGTCTGGCGTCCAGGAGGACGCGCGGATATGACCAAATGTCCACGAGTCGGTCATGGGTGTTGTCAAACCAGGCCCGCGTCCCGTAAAACTCGTCACGCAGCGTTTGATGGGCCTCGACCAGTTTCACCCGTTCGTGCTCTAATGCGACCCCTGCCCCATCCCCGCTCAAGTCGGCGCTATCGTAGGGCCTCAAGAACGCCTCGCCCCCGGAGGCCTCCCGTAGGGCCATATAATGCCGCCGGCCAATGAACACCCACTGCGACCGGGTAAACCAATGCCCAAACATGTGAGTGTTGGTAATCTCCCGGATCTCTTTCGGACCCCATCCAAGCCGCTCCACCTCACCCGCGAGATATTCCCGAATAGGTTCCCATCCAACCCAATAGTTCTCCATGTTGGCGTTAAAGCCTTGCTCGCCAAGCATGAAAAAGTGACACCGCTCAGAGCAGGGGGGGAACATGCGCATTTCGTCGGACCTAATGCCGATAGCGTCAAAGTCCTCAAGGCTATGTGTCAGCTTGCCCCAGACTATCTCATTTCTAAACGTGAGCCTCTCCGAGTCAACCAGCCCACCGCCATCGTCGGCCAGCAGATAGCCATACCACAGCCGCCACAGGTCAGGGGCATTGCCCCAAATGTAGACGGAGCCATTGTCCACGAGACCGGGCCGCCATACCCTCCACCAGCTCATCTGAAAGCGGTCTAACTTGGCCGCGTAGAGGTTGTCGTTGGCGATCCCATCCTTTTGCTTGCCCATCCCATAAGGAGGGTCAGCAAACAACATGACGCCTTGCTTGCGCGCAAGCAAAGCAGCCACCGTGGCCGCGTCAGTCGAGTCGCCGCACATCAGCCTGTGCTCTAATTCAGGATGCGACCGGGAGGGGATAGACCATAAATCACCCAAGCGGACGTCCCACTCCCGTTCCAATTCAGTCGCCCGCGTCAGGTCTGGCGGAGACTTTTCACGGCGCTTTGACGCCTTTTCTTGGCCGTCATCCTGGTTGACGAGGGCCAGCAGGCCCAGGGCGTCAAAATCGTCAGCCGTAACAGGCAGGGTTTCTGCGTTCTGATCTTGCAGTATCGAGACAAGGACGTCGCTATCCCACAACTGGCGTATGTCCTCAGTGGTGAAATCGCCGCCGGCCAGAGTGAGGTTATTGTGGTCAACCCCATAAGCCTCAGCACTGGCTTGACTTTCAGCGTCCACGCCAAATAGAAGCGGGACGGCCCACCCGCCGTCGTTCATTTCCAAAATGCCAGGGGGCACGACCAGACCCTGTTCAAGCCTCCCGGCCATCTCCAGTCCCGTGTCTTTCATCAGCCGCAGGGCCGAGAGCCGCCCGTTGCCCTCCACTATACCGCCGGCCCCACTGTTGAGGGCCGGTTCGTATTTTGGTGGGTCTTTGAACCCGTAACGGGCGATGCTTTGGGCAATCTTGCGCAGGTCATGGCGCTTTGGGTTGCGCTCCCACAGCGCAGCCTGGGAAAGCCGAACGTAAGCAATCTGCAACCGCTCCCCGCCTGTCTTTATGGCACTCTCGTTGACCTTCAAGTTATCTCGCATGTCACCTCCCCAATAGGGCCAGCATAACCGCCAACCAGGTCAGCAGGGAAAATGACGCCATGCTCACTGCGACCGCCGCCAGGACGCGCGTTCTCTGAAATGTAACAGAAAGCCCCTCGGCTTTTATATGCAGTTCGCCCAGTATTTTAGAATGCGCCAATAGTTGGCCGCTGCCCCGCTCTGTAGCAAACTCCAACGCCCTAACTTGTTCACTGAACCTCGTGCCGTCACCCATGACCCGCTGCAGCTTGTGCTCTAGACATTGCAGGCTTTGATAGAATAAGACGTGGGCGTGGTTATTGTCCGCCAGGTCTTGCAAGGGTAACGGTAATAGATTGATTACAGAAGGGGCTGGTTTCCATAAAACGTCTGGCCGCGTCTCTGTAACCGCGTTGATAAAGCCCTCAATCATTCCCCGTCTTTCAACGAGACTGATTAGAGAGACCAACTTGTCCGCCCTCCCATCCCCCTGTAAATCGTCGTATTCTATCCCCAAGCCGAAACATAAAGACCGCACCTCAGCCGCGTCGAAATGTTGAACCATTTTCTCATGGAGATATTTGTAGTAGGGGCGAGCGGTATTCTTCATTTCAAGGAGCCGTCGCCAGCACCAGGGCCGCCCGCGCAGGGTTGCTCCAGTCCTCTTTGGCCCCCTCCCACATGGTCATGAAATCCACCTCGATGATAGGGAGAAAAGCGCCCTGAGCCGTGTGTTCTCTCCACCAGTTCGAGTCATGGACAATGAGCCGGCGCACTTCCTTGCCCCTGTAGGGTATCACGTCGTGGCCGACCGCGACCAGAAAATGGCCCTTTGTGAAATTGCGGTCAAGCCTCATGATAAAATACTTGTTTTTAATCAGCACCATTGAGGGCCGCCCCTCGTCAAGCGCCTCGATCAGCCCGTCCCACGACCAGCCAGAAAAGCGCAGCAGTTCAACCCCGCCCATGGCCAGCGCCGCGTTCTTTAGCTCAGTAAAGGACGTGGGGCGGTTCTTTCCGCCCGTGATATGGCCCATGATGTCATCTACTGTGAAAGGAGCATCGCCGCCGGCAGCGTAATCCAAAAGCATTTTGATGCTAGCCGGGCCGCAGTCCATTGACGTCATTTCGGCCCCTTCTGCCCACTGGGAAACATAGGACACGGGCAAGACCATGCGCCCGGCCTGGTGACCAGGTCTTTGTTGAACATCCAATAATCTAGCCAGCATCGCCAGGGCCGTGTAGCCAATGTGACCCACAGTGCCGTGGTTGAACCTCTTGACGTAATCGCGCGCAAACGCCACCTCTTTGCGCACCCGCTCGTCTAATACTGCCGTCCATCCTGTGCTCATATTGACCTCCTATAGACAAGACGCCCAAGCTCAGACGAGCTTGGGCGCAACGCGAGGCAATCCACAGCCCCTTTATAATCTTCCCCCCGTGTTACACCTTGTCGCCCTACTCGCCTGGGTCGCCACTCCCGGAGGGCCAGACGTCATTGACCAGGTTGGCCCCTCCACCTACCAGCAAGCCAGTAAGGGCCTCTCCTGCCCAGGTGTTGGGGGTTTCCCACTCCAGGGCCGTTAGGGCCAGCCCTATCAGGTCAACCTTGAAAAATAAGCAAAGGGCAAGCCCTAACGCCCCTGACACGTAGGGCAGCACCTTGCTCGTTGCAGCGTAAGGATGTCCCGCCGCCTTTGCTATGGCCCCATAGAGGGCCTCGGCCAGAGGGCCGAAATAGTGTTCGACTAAACGTTCAACCAGCACAGCGAAAAAAGTCGCCGCCGTCAACGCCGTCGCCGCAAAACCCAAACTCGTTACATTCATCGTGGAACCTCCTGTTGTGAAAGTGTAAAAAAAGCCGCATTAGAGGTAATGTTATCAGAAAAAGGGGATAAAGTCAACGGATAGCTACCCAGGGCTTTGGGAAGTGTCAGGGCTAGCGCATCGAGGGCTTGCAATTAGCGAGTGATCAGGCCCGGGGCCCCTTGCACGTAACCTGGAATTGCTCAGGCTGAGGGATGACCACCGGTTTGCAGAGAGCTCGAGGGCCGCGCCCCCTGGGTGGCCGACGAGGCATCGAGGGCCAGCAATCCCCGTTGTTTGACGAGCTGCGACCATCGAAGGCTGGATTGCAGCCCAGGGCCAGCAGCCAGGGCGACGAGTCATCGCGCGCCCTCGTCTTTTGTGCCCTCGTCACCGTAGGGATAAATGGCAACCATATCGGGAGGGTAAAGGGGAGTAATCACGTATTTGTAGCAAAAAGCCCCGGAGCCATCGAACCAATGCTCCATCCATAGCCAGCAGCGCCCCGCTCTTTCCCACTCCAAGAGCCGAGCCAGAACATGATCACGGGCCGCCCTGGGGCAAGACCGGGCAACTATCCACTCGACGCGCTTTACCACGTCTCGTTGGCGTGGGCGACTAGGGCCAGACCGACCGCCTCAGCAAAGGGGGGGGGAATAGCCTGACCGACCTGTTGATATTGCTCTTCCAAAGTGCCGAGAAACAAGAAACCGTCAGGGAAACCTTGACACCTCGTCGTCTCTTTCATCGTCGGCATACGAAATCGGTAATCATCAAAAATGACCACGGCCTGGTTTCGAGATAACCCCTTCCCCCAGGCGGCTAGCACTGTGGGCATCAAATCGTCGTCGCCCACGATATAGAGAACATTGTAGGCCGACTTGTCACCCCGCAGGCCAGCCGACAGGCCCTTGCTCTTTTGTCGTCGCAAGACACCCTCCAGCGCCCGTTGGCTTAAAAAACGTGGCTTTTCCACGAACCGCTCCCGAATAGCCCGAAATTCCACCCAACGCGGCAGCCCTATCAACGCCCCATTGCCCTCTTTTCCATTAGTCGGGAGGGGGAAGGGAGCCGGCGCGACCTTGCTGGCAATTAGATGCCAGCGCCGCCGCTTTTGGCAAACGCCAAAGTCCGCATGTATGAACACTTCCTCAAAAATAGAGATAAAGCCCGCCTCGCGCAGAGCAGAACACACGAGGGCCGCACTTTTGCTTTTCCCATAAGGGGGCACATTTTCCAGGAAAACATAGCGTGGAGCGTTGGGCCTCCCCGACGAGGCTTTCAGGAGCCGCGCCAAGTCCGACGAAATGTCTCGCTCGTCTTTTTCTTCCAGCTTTCTGCCCGCGACGCTGAAAGGACCGCAGGGGACCCCGCAAACCCAAACGTCAGCCTGGGGGATGTCGTCAATATGAAGGTTGCGAATATCGCGCACGTCAGCCGGCGCGTGGGGAAAATTGGCCTGGTGAGACGCGACCGAGTTGGCGTCCAAGTCAAAGGCCCACGTCGTCTTTATCCCTGCCTGCTCCAGGCCCAGTGAGCCGCCGCCGGCGCCGCAGCACAGGTGAATCGCCGTCAGTTCTACCGTCATCGTTTCCCCTCGTCGGCCTGTCACAGCGGGCCGGGTCATGCGTACACCATTTTGAACCGTGGATGTCCTTGATCCGGTTCTTTTTCCTCTATTGACGGTTCCCACCGTGACTTTGCCAAATGCTTGGATTTTATCAAGTTGAGGGGCACATCATAACGAGCATATTTTAGGGCCTGTTGGCCGGCGCGCGAGATTTTATAACCTATGAACTGCTGACCCACAACCCTGCCCCCATCCTTGTCCCGCTTTGGCCCATACATCCTGTCAACCAATCGGCGCTTGGCGAGCCGCCCCATAAGGTAGGTGATCCCCATATTCCAACCACGTCCAATCGTGGGCCGCTCAGGCCAACGTGTCTCGCTAAAGGTCCGCGTGGACATGACGCCCCCGTGGTTATCGAGGATGGTGAGAGCCGACCGATAGCCCCCTTCTAGCTTGGCAATGACGCCCAGTTCCAGAGCGCACTCTGGACAGGCCCAAACTACCTGTGTCCCTTGCGGGCTAAGGTAGATGACTAGCCGCCAGCCTATCTTTTTTGCAAAGTCTGCCGTCATAAAAGAACGCTGCACCCAGGGTTGCCCCACCTCGTTTTCTGTCCGATAAGGGCAAATCGCGCCACAAACAACAGCCCCCGCTTCCATCACGTCACCCGCCGCAATTTTCCTGAAGCCGTATAGAAATCCCCTTCTGGGAGACCTTGCAAAGCCCAATGCCGAAAGGCGCGCATGTCGTGGAAGCCGTCAATAACAATGTCACCGGAGTCAGGACAAAGAGGGTAAGGAGTAGATGACGGCCCCGACGTAGCGTCGTATTTTGCGCTATGCTTGGCGATTTGCATTTCATAAATAGGCATGACCCAACCGCAGCCAGGGCAAAGGACGTACATTTTATCAAGGCTAGACCTGGGAGGAGACGTTCCAGCAAGGACGTCCGCCTCTCCCCTTGTTGTCAGCCAAAGCCCCAATGGCCGGGCGATATAACGAAGGTAGCGCGGCAGACTGCAATCACCCCGCCTGCCCCACGAAAAGGTAGCCGCGTCCGCCGCGACTTTATGATGAAAGCCTGGGCAACGTGGGGGAAGCATACCGTGGTGGGCGTTCTCCCATCGAGCGTCCACAGGAAATAGATGGTGGGCTATCTTTCCATACTCCACAGCAGCCAACTCGCCACAGCCAGGGCAGAGCGTCACCCGCTCATTTCCCGAAATCATGTCTCCTCCCTTTTATCAACGACGTAAAGCGTATCACCGTTCACCACGTCAATGGCCGCAAAATCAGGCGTGCCCGACAGCATAACGTCGCGCACCTTTATCAAGCCGGCTTGCCACAAGCCCAGGGCGTCAGCCTGGTCAGATTTCATTTGTTCAAGCGGGACACCTACGAATAGAGCCGCGTCACGCTTGGCCCCTTTGTGATATCCCGTGGCCTTGACTTCCTGGGGCGTGCATTGTACACGCCTGGCCCCACCCCTCGTAGCCTCAATGATGAGCGCCCCCAAGAGCGCACCCATAACACGGTCAGTATGGCGATTGTCATGGTCTCCAGTTGGCAGTTCCATAATCAGAAAATCAGGGCGATATGAGCAAATCAAGACCGCCGTCCAATGTGCGAACATCTCAACCCGCGACCAAACGTTATCCGGGTCACCGTAATGCATGCGCGTGTACTTTTTCATATTTTGACGGCCAGAGAATCTGTGCTCTCTGCCCGTGCCCACGCAAACGCCTGCCCACTCAGAGCCGGCGTCAATCGCCAGAAAGACCAACCGGTCAAGAAACCCCAAGTCCGCATTATTCTTCATTCGTTCTTTCCTTTTCCCCTATCTTTATCACGCCAGGCCCGTGGAGATCGACCTGGGCCAGCCAACCAGTGCTCGTGCTCAGGTTTTTCTCCACTTCAAGCATAAAATTGTAGACGCGCCAAAGTGGGTCGCAGCCGGTCACGTTGGCCGCGTGGGCTTTGGCGAGGGCCGTCAGCCCAAACTCGCCGTAGTGATCAGGGTTGTGACGGGCCTCCGCGAGATAGTCAGCCAAGAGACAAATGTACAATACTGACCCACAATGAGGGCAACAGGGGATGCTACTTCCCAAATTGTCATCGGTTTTAGAGCTAGGCCCAAAGTCCACCCGGTTAGTTGTCCACCAACAACACCGTGACGAATAATACGCCATTGAGCCAATTTCCCAAACTTGGCATGTTGCTTGGGCCTCTATCTCATCCAGGGTTATAAAGTCGCTCATGATATCCACCATTCGGGCAAGCCCTCACTATAGCCAGCCGGCGCAGGAATGAGCACCTGACCCGTCTCATTTTCGACGGGGAAAGCGTAACTGCCGTCAACCACCGCGCGGCAGTGACGACATGCGCGCCCGCGCCAGCTGTGGCCCCCGCCATAGTCCGTGGCAAGCTCAACGTCCTCGCCCTGGTCACAGTCGCACGAGGCATAGCCGCCGGCCTCATCTCGATTGACGGTCAGCCGAGTACACATGGAGTCGGTCACGCCCTGGTAAGATGCGAATAAGACCTCCCCATCGTCAAATCTGATTTGTCCCCACGCTGTACTCATGCCGCATCCTCCACTTGCTCGTAGACCAACTCCGCGTCCGTGGCTTGCGCTGTTTTGGCAGCCTCTAATTGTCGCATTTCCAAGTCGCTCCCCCAATCGTAGGAGTAAGAGCAGTGGTCGCATTCGTAGACATGGGTGGACGGGTCAGGGTGAGAGACCAAATTGCTAATTTTGCCACCCACGGGTTGGCAAATTGGGCAGAATGCGATCCCGTTGGTTGTCACTGGTGGAGTCTCGAAACGAACGTGGCGATTCTCTATATCTTTGAAGCCCTCACCGAGCGGGCCGCGTTCCCAGTCCCCTATGATGTCATCGAGGCGAAAAGTGTAGGTGCAGTCGTCCACGTTCGAGCAAATCGCCACGTCATCACGGCGCTTTAGTTCCACAATCTCACCCAGTTCTGTGCGGCAGTCAGGGCAGCACCAGCCCCATCCGCCCGTCGTATCCTCACGATACCAGGGATGTGCCCGTTGGCTATCGTCGCCCTCATCAAACCAGGGAACAACCAGGCCCAGTTCAATCGCAACCTTGCCAACGTTCCTGCGGGCCGCTTTGATGTTGGCCTCAGCGTAACCGCGCCAGGACCGGGCCATCATTTCGCCCACAGCCGCCGCCGCGATCTGCGCGTCCACGTCGAGCACCTGGTCGCGTTCCGCCGGCGGATGCAGGAGCTTACGCAATTCAGACCAAATAACAGAACCGCCGTCCAGGAGGGCCGCGCCAACAATTGGACCTATTTCCTCCACTACGCGCCGCTCCACCCGTGCTTTGGCCTCTTGCAGGACCGTCTTGCGCTCGTCGGCTTGACTGTTGGTCTCACGGCGCATCTCGCGCTGGTCTGCTGCCCGTGCTTTGGTAACGCACGTGCATTCTCGCTTTCCGTTGCGGCAGACATAAACGATACCCTCTTCGCTTGGCCCCAGGGCGTCATGGCTAGTGGAGAAACCGACGTAGAGGTTGGGGCAGCCGTCTTTGAGGATTTGCGCCAAACGTTCTTTATCATCGCGCCCAGGGTAGAAAAAGTGGTCAGTTCCCCAATCCACGCCCCCTTCCAGGACGGGCAAGCCCTCCTGGGCCGCGACCTCAGCCAACAGTTGGAGGATAGTCCAGGACTTTTTCTTATCAAAGCAATCCGGGTCACCGCAACGCATCCCCGCTGGACTTCTCACCATATAGTCGCAAGCTGGCAAATGGTCTGGACCGAAACACGCCTCGAAGCGGACCCCAGGAACTGGTAAAGGGTTTTTATTGTCAAAATATAACTTGCCCGCATGCTCATGATAAAATGCGCGCGACCCCGTGGTTTTTATCGCTTGGGCCGTGGCGCGCAAGTCCGTGGAACTTTTACCTCGCATGGCCTCAGCGAGCATGGCCGCCGTCGAGAGGCTACTTTGCTTTTGCCATGCCGCGACACAAACCGTCTCTGGAAGCGCCATCACGGGCAAAACGGCCATAGCCTGCCTGGCAGTAATCGCCCCTTGCTCCAGGGCCTCTTGCCAATCTTTGTCCAAATTGACCAGCCGCACCAGGTTAGACACTGTTTGACGGGTAATCCCTACCTTTTCCGCCACCTCCTCTTGTGTCCAATCGAACGTGGTCATGAGTTTTAAGAACGCCCGCGCCCGGTCCATATCGCTAACCGGTTCCCTGTCTGCATTCTCTCTTATGGCCGACAGCGCCATGTGCTCATCGTCATAGTTGCCCAAGTTGAGCGGCATGCTGGAATATAAATCCTGGGCCGCGTTATCCTCGTCGCCTTTTGACAATAGGCGAAAGCCCAAGCGCCGCCTGTGGCCGAACACGAGTTCTACTGCCAGACCTTGTTCTTTCAACAAGTCGCCCAAGTCAGTTCCCTCGTCAATTTCGGCCAATATCGCCACGTCCACGGGATTGCCACTTTCTGCCTCAACCAAGCGCCCGCTTGGCACTTGTAACAAGCCCTTTGTCGCCGACAGACTTGGCGTCATATCCTGGATGCTCAGGGCCAAGTCCGCCACCGTACCCCAATCTATCACCGAGCGTTCCTGAAACCGGTTGTCTGTGATGTCGGTCAATCTAACGTAAAAAAACATGTTACACCTCTTTTGCTTGCGCGCAAGCATCAGCGTCAGCCAGCACAGCCAATGGAGACGGGACGCGATATTTCAGCCCATCGTCAGTTTCTCCCATTTTCCACATGCCCGTGGGCCAGAAACCATCAGGAGCGCAAACGACGCATTCAACTACTTTGGAGACGAACGGCAGACGAACGCGCCGGCCGTCAGCCGTAAACCACCAACCGTCTTGAGTACACTCTGCCGAGTAGCAGTTGAGTATGGCCGTCTCAACCCCTGAGTGGGCCTCCTCGTGAAAGACCCCGGTCTGATAATGGACCTCGTAAAAGTGAAAGGCCCAAAAGACGGCGCGCTCAATCTTCAAAATGCGCTCTTTTCGATCCTCTTGTTGTCGCTCAAATTCCAGGTCTAGTTCCTGCAACCGCTCGAACGCAGCCTCTTGAATTGTGCGACGGTCTTCATGGTTAATAGTTCGAGGGATGTCGTTTCGCATCCTGCTGATATAAGCGTCACAGTTGCTTTTTTCAATGTCCGCCACGGTTTTTAGCATGAGCGTTCGCGATGCTTTATCATCCTTTTTACGCTGTAGCCTGCCCTGAACTTGGGCCTCCTGGACGCGCTCATCAAAAATGACCATAGCCTTGTCCCAAAGCTCAAGTAAATCTGCGTCATCTCCCACGATGCGTTGGATTCTATTCCACCACGCGGATGTAACATGGTCGGGCAAGGGCCGCGTCGAGAGAAGTTCAGATAATTTCGCGCGTTCGGCAGCCAGTTCCTCTTGTTCCTCATCAACCTCAAGAATAAGGCTGGCGACCGTTCGTCCGACTTTTTCCACCCGTTGCCCAGGGGCGTCCTTTAGGTTGAAAGTCTCGCCTTTGTACTGCAAAGCAACCTTTGCACGGAAATGCGTGGTTGACACTATCTCCACGTCCCATTCAGGCTTGAGCGCCGCGAGGGCATCAGCGCCTAGCGCGTCCGTCATCAGGTGCTGATAGCCGACGAGTATCGTCGCGCACTCTCTTTCCCTATCACATTGGGCTTGTTGCTCCCGTTCCGCTTGTTTTTTTAGAAACCCCGTAACAAAGTCCGCCAATGGTTGGCTACTCATGGTCGGCCTCCTCAAATTGCCAGTATTCTGCCGCGTCGCTATCCTCGTGAGTGAGCGCCAGCCCGCGCGTCGCCAGGCTTATCTCACGTTCAAAGTAATTGTGCAATTCCATAAAAGGGATAATTTGGCCCTCGCTCGGAGCGCCAGAAATCCACAACCTCTTGACCTCAGTTTTCAAGCGAAAGGAGAGCTTGAACACCTCGTCGCCACTGTGTACAGGCATGGTCGAGCCGCCCCAATTCATGTGGCGCAAGAACCATTCTGAAATCACGAAAGCAAGATCTGCCGGCCCCGATCCCCTGTAACCCCACTCGAAACCGGTGGGGGCATGGTGATGAAATAAGTGGGGCACGTTTGTCGCCACCTCGTAATCATCCGGGCCGCCGTACTCAATCCGCCGCAAAATAACACCGTTCGGTTCTATCGAGAGCGGCAGATGCTTGTCATGATATTCGCTTTTTTGGTCTGTCATTGTAACGCCTCCTTTTTTTGAGCCACAAATCGGGCCGATCCCGGCTTGTATGCTATTTGGGTCTGTGAGCCGTCGCCCGCAGACTTTGCACTTGCGTGACCCTCCACGGTCACGCGGACCCCATTGTCCCAGGTTGGCCGGGTCAAGTTGGCCGCCGTCGCCGCCAAAATCGAAACCTATCTGGCACATAGTCCCGCCTCGACTAGCTTTTCGCGCTGCAGGGTATGTTCGCCCGCAAACGTCACCCGGTAATGCTCCTCCACGAGGCATACCAGACCACGCGCCATAAGCGTGGGGAGATAAGCCGCTGATCCTGCCGAGTCAGGCCAAAAGAGCCGGCGAAAGTCGCCGGCCGTGGGCCGTTCGGATTGAATCAGCCGAAGGGCTTTTATCGTTCGGTCTGTTACTTTCTGCGCTCGTTTCTTGCGCATTAGTTCTATCATCGTGGGGGTTATCTTTTCCGCCCACAAGTGGGAAAAATCTCGCCCGTCGCAGAATCGTTCCAGCGTATAGGCCAGAGCAACCTGCCAATAATAGCCGGCGCGTTCCAAGTCCTCCGGCAACGGATAAAACTTTTTAGTTCCCCGCTTACAAGCCAAGCAGCGCCAATAAGCCTCTTGCCGCCGGTTCCACCTTACGACCATGTTGGCCGCTCCACACTTGGAGCATAATGGCCGTCCATCGTCAGCCCGGCGAGGGCCGCCGTTAGGGCCAAAGGGAGCCAGCTTTTCTGTGGGGGGGGTGGGGGCAAAGTGAAGCCGTCCTGATGCAACAACAAAAAGGGCAACCCGTTTGCTATCCACGTAGACGGCCTGGTTATCACCATTCCACCTCATTTCCGCCGTTGCGTTTTTTTCCAGTCGTTCATCGAACTGAGCCTGCGTCATCTTGACCGCTTGCCACTCCTGGGGTATACTGTGTTCTGTCATTGTTTCACCTTCCAGAAAAGCGGCGAAGCCTCCACAGCGGGCCGCTTTTTTGGTTCCAACTCAATAATACCCCCAAATTATAGCACAATTCCCCCGGTAGGTCAAGACCGAAAAGCGTACCAAAGCGTTGACAGGCCAAGCGCCTTATGCTATAATGTAACCGTTGACCCACCGTTAAAAAGATACAGGAGAACCGGAAATTATGAACGATACATCCGCCACCGCCACCGTATTTTGCCAGTTGCGCCCCCTGATATACTCCTGGCAAGCCGCAAATGAGAAACGCCTCACTTTTGATGAGTTGGCCGCACGAACTGGCGTGTCTGATAAAACCCTACGGCAATGGGCGAAGGGAGACGTGAGCATGTACTCTGCGCGTGTGTTGGCCGCCCTTTGCAGTTTTTTTGGCGTGACCGTGGGCGATATCCTCATCTTTGACAATGGGGAGAGTGAGCAGGAAAAAAATCATGGATGATCAAGCTATAGCCCTAACCCTTGCCACTATAGAAGAAAGATATGCTCGTGGTCTTTGTGTTCAGTGCAGCAGGGAAATCACAGAAGAAAGACAGATGGGACGTAGCGTGTACGCAATGCCATGCGGGCATCGAGGAGGGCAAGGAAGAGCACGAACAAAAGAAGAACTTACCAAATTGCATCAAGACCAACCAGAAAAGTCGGGCCAATGAGCGTCCGCACATCGAGCCTGGTCTGGGAGCAGTCTAGCCACAGGGGCAGCCGCCTGTTGGCCCTCTTGGCTTTAGCCGACATGTGCAATAACGAGGGCATCGCTTGGCCCAGGGTTGGGACCATAGCCGCGAGAATACGAGTCGCAGAGCGCCAGACCCAATACGTTCTGCGAGACATCGAGAATACGGGCGAGCTATACACGCATCTGCAGACAGGACGTACCTGCCCCAACTTTTACCTGGTAGCAACGGGCCTCGATGCGCCAAGCATTGAAACCGCCCTGGTGACCTTCCTACTCTATCCGCAAGACCTGGCACAATACGTGGCCGCGCTTTTGCTCAAGGGCCAGCAAGGGGAAAATATCCGGGCCGACTTGGATGAACTGGACCAACCGTTCACCGCCTTTTTTCAAATACGCAGGCTAATCGTGGCCGAGCGTAAAAGGGTGCAGAAACCTGCACCCCTAAAGGCAAAAAGAGAAAAGGCGCAGAGACCTGCACCCCTAAAGGCAGAAAGAGAAAAGGCGCAGGTCCCTGCACCCCAGGGTGCAGAAAATCGCGTAAAGGGTGCAGCCCAATGCACCCATGAACCCATGAACCGTAAGCATGAAACCTTTGTGGTAGAAATAGTAGGTGAGTTGGGGAACTACTTGTCGGCCTTGTTGCCCTGGTTCGTGGAGACCGCCGGCTTGCCGCTCCCTGATCACAATACCCCAACGGGAGCCGATGAAATCCAGCGCCGCTGGCTTGGCCCCCTGCAACGGATAGGCCAGCCCTCAGACTTTGACGTGGAAGAAGTGAAAGACCTTTTGTTGTGGGGCTTGAATAGCGCCGACCTGGGAGGGTGGGGGGGAAAAGTCGCCGCGCCAGGGAGCCTTGAGAAAGCGATCCGGGCTGAGGTAGGCCGACGCAAACGAGCAAAAAAGCGGGATGAGAAGCAGCCACAAACCCTGCCCATGTTGTTGCCCTCGACTAAACCTATGTCGCCTGAACGCGCCGTGGCCCACGAGTGTTGGGAGACAATCAAAAGCGATTTGTTCCTGCAAATGACCCGCGAGACGTTCAACACCTGGCTGAAACCCACGTGTGCTATCGGCCAGGAAAACGGGACGTTGTTCGTTCAAGTTCCCAACGCCTACGTTAAGGAGTGGTTGGAAAATCGCTTGTTGGGAACCGTCGAGCGCACAGCAACGAGCTATTCAGACGGAGCCATTCAAGAAGTGAAATTCAGCATAATACCGCCGGCCAAAGCTGGCACAAAAAAAGGAGCCTCATGATTACAGACAATGGCATTTGCCTTATATCTATCGACCCCGGTAACGGGTATTTTAAGGGGGGGTTTACCCACGGAAAACAAACCGACGTGGCCGCGCTGCCCTCAGTTGTCGGGCTTGGCAGTCTGGAACAGGGCCTGGTCGGGCAAGGGCTTGGTCGGCAGAAAGCTAACAAGCCGCGCCTCGTCACTATTGGCCCATCTACGTACCTCGTAGGGGAAAATGTAGCCGGGTATGGCCGACCCGTTGAACGGGTTGACCCAGGGCGCTTTATTGATGGAGACGAGCTGCGCGCCCTCTTGTATGCTACATTTGGTGACCTGCTTGGCCCCGGCGCGACCGACGTCGCTATCGTCGCAGGCCTCCCCGTGGAGGTCTTGCAAGCGGATGACGCCAAACGCACCGTCCGAGAAATGAAAAAGTGGATGCGCGCAGCCCACCGCTTTTCCGTTGGCCTTGATGAGTACTGCGTCACTGTCAAAGACGTACAAATCGTAGCGCAGCCGCTTGGCACATATTTCGCCTGGGGCGCAGGGCCAGGGGGCTTGTGGGTGAAAGGGAAAACCGACATGGCCGCAGCCGTCGCTATCCTGGACGTGGGCTTTCAATCTTTGGACCTTTACGTGGTCGAAAACGCTGTGCTGCAGCCGCGATGGACAGCGGGCCGCAACGTAGGCATACGACGAGCTTGTGACCTCGTGAATGACCTGGTTTATCACGCACATGGACGCACTTTGAGCTTGCACGAGGCAGACGCCCTTTTGCGATTGACCATGAAAAAGAAACCTGCTATGATCAACGTTCCAGGAGGGCCGGCGAACGTGGCCGACATCGTAACGACTGCCCTGGAAATGTCGCGTGGCGAAGCTATTGCTTATTGTGAGAGCCAATGGGGCAACGGCAAGCAATTCGCCTATATCCTGCTGACCGGAGGTGGGGCGATAGCATACAAGCCGGCGCTTGAGCGTCTCTTCCCCTTTGCCGAACTAATGGAGAACGCGCAAACGGCCAACGTGAGAGGGCTTTCCTTCCTGGCAAACCGTCCAAAGTATCTCAAGGTGTAAACCCCCCCGAGCACCCCCCCTATCTGTGGTGGAGGTGGGGAGGGGGGGGGT